AAAAGCTCAGCAAAAAAGATTGAATCTGTTTCTATGATGCTCCCGATGGGCTGGTATCGCCCATCGTGCCAAATGCTTCGTTTTAACTCTAACTTTTGCATGACTATTTAGCCCCTTTTTTGAGTGCTGCTACCTGTTGGTTAGCAATAACAAACGATTCGGGACGTCTTACCGCAAAATCTAGGTTTTGATGCATGACAATTTTAATCACACGCGACTCTAATTGCGTTAATGGATCAACATTTAGTTCAATGCCTCCCCAGCTCCCTATCACCAAATCGGTAAAGTTGCCAAAAAAGACTTGGCCTTTTTGAATTTGGTTACTTGCCTGCACGTTAAATCCGTTGATAGTACCATTGCTATCAACAATTGGGGCTTGTATACCATTGCCGCGAGGGATTAACTTGGTTTGACTGTAATCAGCAGGATTCATGACAAAGGTCATCGCTTGCCCAGCAGCATTTTTTGCAGCGATAATTTTTTCAAGCTCGACAAAATCAGCAAATTGCATCATATCAGCATAGTCATACGTTTGAATGCCCGGTGTCTTCACAAGGCCTAGCGGTTGCTTGTCGCCTTCCCCATAAAGTGCGGCATAATCAATGGCAAGGGCTGCTTGAGTTGCCATATCACGCCGAATAATTGCTTCAACATTGCTGGCTGAATTAGCAAGTAGCTCTTTGGTGACAGAGGTTGCAACACCGATTGTACGCGGTTGCATATCAATGGAGTCAAAACCCACTTGTGAGTGAGAGGCTGCCTCCATCTCTCCAACCCAAAACGCTTTCGTTGAGTCGGTTTGCTTAGGGATTTTGATGTAACCACTTAAATTAGTCATGTGTGTCGCTAACTGCAAGGTCACTGACTGGTTGTTTAAAATATCAATAAACGAGCCATCTAGATAACTTTGTTTGATAGTGCCACTCGCATTTGATTCATCGCCTTCTAACCCTGTCATGGTATGCGTATTAGAGCGAGCCAGCACATCATAAGGTACCGCAATACCACTGCCCACCTGCATACCTTGACGCTGAGCTTCATCACTGACATCTAATTCAAAAGCAGCCTGTTCTTGCGCTTTTTTTGAATTGGGGTTAACCAGATAGTTGAGTGCACGCTGAAAGCTAAATTGGCGGGCTTCTTTGTCATTAAGTCCAATAGTGACTCGGTTATTATCGCGTAGCGCGCTTTCCTCTGATTGGGCATGCAACGCGTCAATGATGTGTTGGCGAAACTTATCGGGTGTGTGGCCTTCTGTAATAAATTCGCTTTGTGCTTCTTCAAAACCGTATTTTTTACCCATTTCAATAATCTCACTGACGCGCTTGCGCTCGTTGTCAGTTCCTTGTTCAATTGATTTTGTGGTTGATTCTTCATTTTTCATTGTGTTTTCCTTGCTAGGTTTAAGTTGAGGTTGTTTGGTGTCATGATTGCGTCCCACGCCAACATCCGTATCTGCTGGCACACTAACAATACTAATTTCTAGCGGCTCCCAGTCAGTGACATTAATTAGCCCGGCGTTATTTTCATCTTCTGAGTATTCATGAACGGTGTAGCCTACGCTGATATGCTGGCGTATGCCATCAATAACGTCTTGAAAAATTTCCTCCGCAAGCGGGCTTTTTCCAAAGCGCACAAGAGCACGGCCTTTACCTTCTTCTAGCCACGCTCTCTCAACAACACCGATTTGACGCGTCCAATCATGATCGAGTAAAAGTGCTGCGTTATTTTCTAGTCGCTGCATACGAACATTTTGTTGCTCATGCTGTAGTACTTCATCGCCAAAATAGCGTCGATAAGGCTTGTCGCTGGAAAAGGCAATAGCGACTGTACGTGCCTGCTCGTTAATATGTTGCTGGTTAATAGTAACGCTGCGTTTACGTGTCTCGTTTTGTTTCGTCATCGTTGATTACATCCTTTGCTGGATTGGTTGTTGGACTCGGGCTTAACAGTGACGTTAAACCGTATTCAGTGAGTTGTTCATTCTCATGTTGAAGTTGATTAAACACATGTTCGGGATCTCTTCCCAGTTCACGAATAATGTCATCGCGTGTTGTCACGCCTAAATTAAGTTTTTTCTCGTAGGCTGTCATTTCTTTGGCTGGATCGACCCATTGCCAGCGGCGAGCCTGGAATCGCACGCACAATGCTTGCTCATATTCAGACAGGGTAAGGTTTTGGACTGCCTCAAAAAGCAACGCACTTTCAAGCCATTTTTCATACAACGGAATTAGAAAAGCATTGATAAACCAGTTTTGGATAGTCCTGTAAGTGTCACGCTCATCAATAGCCCCTTGTCTCAGACTTGAATAATTAACACTCGTTAAATCAGAAGCCAGTGAGTGATAGCTAATGCCAAGGCCACTGGCAATACCACGTAGTATGGCCTTGGTGAAAGGCTCTATCTCACCATTGGGGTATTGACTGTCAAAAGGGGTAAACTCGTAATTATCAGGGATAACCATATGGCCGATACTTTCCTCTTGAACAGGGGGGATATCTTTGGCATTGACTTGGTTATCATTAAACTTCTTTTTAAAAACAAAAATCTTTTTAGCGGTAACATTCGCATTACCAATTGCCGCATCATGGTAATCATCAAGCATACGCATACGAAAAAGGGCGGTTGCAATCCACGGCATACCGCGATTTTGACCGGCAAAATCAGTGCGGTATAAATGAATGATTTCATCCGCTTTTACACGTTGGTATTTTTTGCCATTTTGGCCTGTGGATTCTTCTTGATTTAAGAAGTAATAGGCAATAGGTTTTCCGTATTGATTAAACTCAATACTGTTTTTTATCTGGCTTTTATCACTTAGCCGTTTGTTGTAATCAACATCAAGGCGTTCTGTATTGATAAGTTGTAATGCAATTCCAAACGGGTTTTCTTTATCGCGAATAAGTCTAATTATCGCTTCCCCATCTTGGGCAACCGTGGTGAGTATCACCTGCTGCATTTGAACAAAATCAAGTTTGCCTTGGATATCACAATAAGACTTTCGCATCCATTTTCGCCATGCACGCTCAATACTTTCATTTTTTTTTGTTTTTCGCTTGCCTTTTTTGTCAGCTATTAAAGCATGTAACACAATTCCATCAGGGCCTATGACATTGGTTTGGAGTAATTGAAAATAGCGTTTAACATAATCATTTTTTCGGTGCTGTTCGCGAGAACGTCTGACTGTTTTAGTGTGATATTTTGCAAGCACACTATCAATGCTAGAGTCACTGACAAACCAGCCATTTAAAAAAGATTCCCATTCACTGGTTAAATATCGTTTATGATAGCCTGAGCGACTTGTGATTTGTTGAGGTTTCTTAGCGATGCGCTGCTTTTTAGCCATCCACTCGTACCTTAATGGTTGTAAACGGACTTTGATTTTTTTTTGCTCTATCGCAAGCATTAATTTCTCGAAGCAATCTGTCACGAATATCGAGTTGCTCCGTGAAACTCATCATACCAATCGCTTTACCGCCGATTGTCATTGATAGCATGGATTGACTAGCTCGTTTTTCAATAGCTGCCTCTAGGGCTTGTAATGTTTTTTTTGCAAATTCACTCATAATTTAAAGTGCTGCCAAGGAACTAGGAAAGAGAAAACCCTGACAGCTAAGGTAGTTAGTTATAATTCGCGCCAAGACGGTGTCTTTTTACGCGGTTTAAAAACATTATGCCGAGGGACGTGTGCTAAAACATTCGTTTTTTTGCGAAAATCATCCTCTTTTGTTTCTTTCTGATTTAAGTTTTCATGAAGGTGAGCAAGATTAGGTGCAATGATTTTAAGAGCAGCCAGCGCATATACACGACAATCTAATGCCTCGTTGCGTTTATTCGATCTCACATTGCGCCACTCTGGACGCTGGAATCCTTTGTGATAGCGAATAAAACGCTTTTCAGCGGTGAGCTGTAAAAAATACTCTTCGTTGTAAAAATCAGGGAAGTGACAAAAGCCGCTACCCGCTTGGGTAATTTTTAATTGCTGGTAGATGAGTGTTTTTGCTTCATCCACGTTGACGGTATATAAATCAATCGGGCGTTGATTTCGACCACTTTGTTTGCGCGATGGCGCACTTACCAACGGTCTATTAGGCCCACTGACACCTTTTATGCCAAAGAGTCGCCCTGAGTGACTGCGTCTTATGTATTCATAACAAGCTTGGGTCGTTCCTTCTCCTCCGCCTGTATCAATACACGCACTACTAATTGACAGCATTGCCCCACTTTCATGAGTAAAGGTTTCAGTAAGCAGTTTATCGAGTTGATACCACACGTCGTCATGCATTGGGTTGCCGTGCAAAATTCGATAATCCACCGACCAGGATTCAAGGCCAACGCCCCAACCGACAATCTCAACTTCCAGTCTATCCATTTGCATATCAATACCAGCCGTTAAAAAGCATGCGCCTTGAGGCACTGGTGCTAAATAACTTTCTGTTCGCGAAATTAAACTTTGCTCATCCACAGACTCGCTTTTTTCTTCCCACGTTTCAGCCAGCGAGACATTCACAAAGGACTGCAAGTCGTGGCTTGCTTTTTTCTCTAAGAAAGATTTAACGATGTCAGAGAACTTGCGCCATGGTGAGTACAACTCATTTAAATGAAAACTGGCGTGGCCTTTAAATTCTTTTTCAGCGACCCATTTACCTTGGCGTAACATCGCAAGCTTATCAGCATCATGAATAATGCCTCCACATTCCCCACACACATAAAAAGCGGTCTCCGGTAAATGTTCACCCTCTTTTTTGTCCCATTTCACTTGCGACCATTGCAAAGTTTGAAATTCGTTGCAGTGAGGACAAGGCACATGAAAGCGACGTTGATCACCTTGTTCAAAGGCGGTTTCTATACGTGAGGCCCCTTTAATTGTTGGCGTTGAGGTTAGTACGAGTTTTCGTTGATCACCAAAGGTTGCCGCACGTTGCCAGAGCAAATTAACGGGGTCGCCTTCTTCTGTTGTTTCGTAACCGTCTATTTCATCACAAAGAATCACAGGGGCTGAGCGTCCACGCATGGTATTACTTGAACCGGAGTAGGCAAACATCAAATAACCACCGGGGTAAGATTTCATATTCTGATTGTTAACACCTGAGCGCGCGCGAGGCTTGGCGACTCGTTCAGCAAGCGAAGGAGTATCATTAAGTAAAGGGTTAAGTTTTGCCTCCATCCACGTCTGCAAGTCGCGTTGGGTTGGCTGCATTAGCATCATGCTTTTAGGGTCTTGTGAGATGTAGTACCCAATGATATTTTCAAGGCACGCAGATTTACCCGTTTGGGCGGCCATCTGAGCCGAAACTTGTACTGTATTGGGATCACTCACCGCATCCATAATCCCTCCTTGGTAAGGGGCAGAATCTGTTCGCCAAGGCCCTGGCATCGCGTTACCTTGAGACACAAAACGGTAAGCATCGGCCCACTGGCTAATGGTGAAATCAGGAGGAGGTGCGAAGTAATCAAAGCAGGCTTCTAAGTCATCAGTGACTTTTACATTACTCATTGGACGGTTC